AATTAGGCCAAACATAACATTTCGCACCGGTATAATATCCGCTACCCATGCTATATTTGCGATTCCATGTACCACCAAATGTATGATTGCAATCGCAATGGTGAATTGTTGTGTAAGCAGCATCATAATGTTTTTCAATTATGATGCTATCGAACATTTTGCGGATGTATAAACTTGACACAGTTTTCACAGAACACCACCGCCTTAATCACCAAACATAGCAAAGAGGTCAGCATTTTCTTCTACACTAGGCTCAACCATTGGCTGTGTTTCATCTGTAGCTGGTTCGCTATCAACTGGTACAGATTCTTTGCTTGTTTTGGCCTTGCGTTTGCGTTTAGGCTTTTCATCTTTAGGAGTTTCTTCGGATTTTTCTTTAGTTGTAGCCGCCTTAGGTGGCTCTACTACATCAAAAGCTTTCACAATAGCATTAGATGCTTTCATAACGCCCTCTGTGTAAGCAATACCAGCTTGGTATTCCTCAGCGTTATTAGGGTCCAGTTCAATTGCTTTATGTAATATATCTAACGACTTCTTACATATGTCTGCTTGGCTTTTAAATTGTTGTTTAGCCATATTTAAGCCTCCTTCTCTGCCATGATGGATTTTAAATCGGTGATAAGATCATCCGTCAAAGAGTCACTAGATGGACGAGTAACACCATGCTTGCTAAAAATTGCAAGTGCTTTTTTTGCTTTTACCCCATCTTCGCCCATCCATGCACGGAATTCTTTATAAAAGGCTTTTTTATCTACAGGTTCATCACTTACATCCAATGCGGGTTCTGGTTCTGGAACAGATTTAACCTTTTCTTGCACGACTGGCTGAGGTTGTGATTCTGCTTTAGGCGACGGATCAGCGTCAAGAGGAAGTACTGGAAGGTCGTCATCCATAATTTCTGGAGTTTTCTGTTTTTCCTGCTTTGTAGTAGGCTCTGTTTTAGGTGCAGTTTCACACATTGCTTTTGTTACTTGTTCAGCAGGGTGCTTTTCATCATGGCAATTACCGCAGCATTGATGGTTTAAAATTTCATTCCATTCTGCGATTTTAAGGGCAAGATCTTCGGTATCATTGAATTTAATTGTTAAGATATTTTGGTTTTCCATGATTATTTCTCCTTTAGAATTTAAACAGTAATTCATCATCAACTAATTTCCCTTCAACGATTTTGGGAATTCCAATTTGTTGAAGTTTTTGAATTACGCTACGACTTTTGGATATATAAATAGTGTTTTTTTTCAATTTGTACTGCTGTTGGTTTAATTACATATGGCTCTGTTGCAATCGCAGGCGCCACACAAATGACTTTATTATTAATATCTATACCCACCTTGAAATACTCAGGGCCTTTTAACTTTCTGTAAGCCGGCATTGAAAGTTTGATATAGCTATTTGTAGTAACTATAGCTACCTTTTGTAATGATTCGTGTTTGCCCCTGTTATCTGCAAAGAAATTAAAATTAAATGTATTTACAGCAGGTTTAGATTTTATTGCTTTTATTTCAGGCATTTTATCTCCTCTTAAAATTTAAATAGCAGCTCTACTGTACCGTTCTTATCATTAACGGTACCTTCGAGATTGTTTGTAATGCCTAACTCTTTAAGTCCGGCTAAAACAATACGAGCTCTTGAAATAACTACCTTTGACCGTTTAAGTTCGTGGGATTTTGGATAAATAGCACCTTTGATATTTTCTTTATTAATAGGTAGCACATGAATTACATGGTTTACCTTATCAATGCCCACCTTAAGGCCAATAGGTTTTCCCATTGCTTTATAAGCATCCATGCTTAATCCACACGCGGAACCCCACACATTAAATCGTATTTTCGGAGGGAACCGGCCCGATCTATTAAAGAAATCAAAATCTATATTTTTATTAACAGTTGGCATAGTAGCCTCCTTATGTGTTACAATTTAACTAGGTTAATTTAATTTGTGCTCGTATCTCATTGCCGTGAGTGCGAGCATTTTTACTTTTACGGCGAATATGTTCATCGTGGCAGGACTTACATACTCTAATTGCCTTTCGATTAATCTCGTCATAAATGTAGTTATGAGTGTGTGGAATTAACCTAACTCCAAATATCGTCCATAATGCTCATCCTCCTTAAATGATTTATAAAGAATAGCTACTGCTGATACAACGCATAAAAGCAACAGTAGCATAGTCGATGAATGCAACTCGTACCCTTGTACATCTGAGCCTTCTAAAATTCCAAAACATGTGGCCAGCATGATGCCTGCTAATTTTTTCATTTTTTCACTCTCCTATTCTTGCTTGGCATCGTTTCCCTAGCCATGCATTAAACGAATCTAAATGGATCAATCGTTTACCTCCTCGGGCCCCTATCTTCATCGACGGAAAATCAAAGTCAGCCGCCCATTGACGAATCACATCTTGAGGAACGCTTGCTAGTTCAGCAGCCTCAGCGACTGTTATGCATAATTTATTCCTGTCCACAATAATCCTCCTTTATATCTTCTTTATAGATGTTCATAAAATTTTCATGAATATTTTGCGTATTCTTAAATAATTGTTTGTATAATCACCTTGAAAGGAGGTGATTATAATGAAATTCAAAATGCCGGTTGCCCCATTTAAAAATATGTCTGAATTATTTACTGTAATACGAAATAATAAAGTAATCGCTGACAAAGTGTATGGATTTTTCTGTTCTAGTAAATATCCAAACTCCATTCAAACATTAGAATTTTCAGATATAATAGAAGGCGATATCTTGGTTCATAACAAAAAGAACTACCATGTTATAGATGTAAAACCTTTGGGAATGACTGATGGCGCCATTTTAAAATATGAAACAGACTATCAGCGTGCTCATAAACGCTCTAATGCAACCAATATATTTAACATTGGCACTATAAATGGAAATTCTATAATTGGTTCACAAGAAAATATTTCAATTTCTATAGATCAATCCATAAATTCAATTTCAAATCTAATTGACAATGACAAAAATATATCTATGGAAGAAAAAGAAGCGTTTAGAAAAATGCTCCATTTGCTAGAAACAAACTTAAGTAATGATATCCCCGTGCAAAAAGGTCTATTATCAAAATTTTCTAATGTACTCCACAAGCATCAACATATTGCTATCGCAGTTATGCAGATGCTATTTGCTTTTGTCACTGCTCAGAGCAAATAATTCATCCATATCTTTTGCACATTTATTTTGAATTGATAAGGCTAATTGATAAATTAATGATGCGTCTTTCCAAACAGATAATTTATTATTTTGTGATTCTTCTAGATTAGTTAGTGCATCAGATAACACAATTATTTTGTCAGATAACTCCATGATTATTTGTGGATCATCCACTTGTTTTTGCAACTCCGTCAATAGTTCCAGCTGTTGGCGGAGTATTTTAATATGTTTTTCCTCTTTCATTTAATGCCCCTCGCTACTGCCACTAACTTTGTTGGTGGCTTATATGTTTTGCCAATTTATGAGTTTTTAACCGTAGAGCTAAATCAGTTGTTGGTGTTGTACATATTTTCTCCTTTGTTAATTAAATATTTATCTTCACCTCCCGTTCATGTATAATTTTGATGAAAGGGAGTGATATAAATGAATAGTTTACAAATCACAAAAATTTGTAAAATACTAGGTGAGTTATTAACTGGACAAGAAATAACAATAATGTTTGCTAATTTAGGTATTAACTGTGAACTTCCTGATATCGATACAAAATGGAAACGTATTTATAATGGAGTCGCTAATGAATGTAATAAGAACAATTCCTACGATCCAATGATAAAAATAATTGAATACATTATGTCTCCGTCACTCTTCGTAGAAAGACAAAATGATTTTACTGATGCATTAGATTCATTAAATACACTTTTAAGTTTTATCGGGCTTAAACTTCTTCCTACAGGAAAGGTAATAAAAGTAACCCCTGCAACAACGCTAGACGAGGCTACCGAGGTTGTAAGTCGATTGAAAGCAGATCTGCATAGATTTTCAATTCATCCTCAGATACTTGCGTTCTGTAGACCTGAAATTATTTCAGAAAATCTATTCCATTTGATATTTGAATCTTGTAAATGCCTATTAGCAGAATTGCGCTCTATATCAGGATTAGATTTAGATGGGAGTACTCTAGTAAATCGATGTTTTGAAGGTTCGAATCCGATAATCGTTATGAATAAATTTCAAACTGATGATGAAAAATCAGATCACAATGGTCTCCGTTCGTTGCTAAATGCAATTGTTTATCTATACAGGAATCCCAAAGCACATACACCCAAATACCTAAGTAATGATACTTATCAATCAACTATTGAGGCATTAATTATTATTTCCAGAGCACGATATGCGCTCGAAAAGTGTGTCAGAAATTATACTCATAAGATTAATTGATTCTGCATTAACAAGATTTGCAGCCCCGTCTAAAACTATTTTTAATTTCGACTCAATGCCAGGTATATACATATCTGCATCGTCCCGACTTAAAAATATCAATCCATCTTTGATGCTACGTGATAGATTACCGTTCAGGTCTATTACGTAGTATTTTTTATTGTCGAATTGTGTTGACAACAAAACTACTTCTTTGATTCATCTCTCCTCCTTTCTGTGTTAATAAATTGTTCGCATATCGCGCCTTTTGTCGCAAGTAAAGCGCGCTTTACTTTTAAATTAAAAAAATAATGTAGGAACAGGAACATTAAGAGCTTCTGATAGTGCATCCATTGTGTCAGAGCGGATAAACTTAAGCTTTCCGGCTTCAATATTAACAATAGTAGTCCTAGAAATACCAGATATCCTAGAAAGCTCTTCTTGAGTTATATTTTTATTAATCCTACATTCTCTAAGCTTATTCATACGTCCTCCTTTCTTCATTTCAGTTGTCAAGCCCGCTTGACAGCTTTAGTATACTTTATCAAAAAACAATTGTCAAGCATGCTTTACAAAAAAGTTTTTATAATGTAAACTTTACTTATCAAGAAAGGAGGATTCTACGATGTCATTAGGAGAAGCCATAAAAAAATATAGAGAAGATAATAATTTAACATTAGAAGAACTATCAGCAAAAACCGGTTTGACTAAACAATACTTGTCAATGCTAGAAAATAATAAAAATTCTAGAACAAAGAAACCAATTATTCCTTCTATTAGAACTTTAAACAAATTAGCGGACGGGATGAATATGTCGTTAGATGAATTATTAACTGATCCAGATGAACAAGATCAACTCGGCGAACGTGCACTTGAATTCTTCGCTGATGTAGGCGATAAATCTAGAGCAAATAATAAAACTGAAGAGGAATATTACCTAGATAAAGAAGCTGCTGAATTCGCTGAGTACTTACGCACACGCCCAGGGGCCCGTATGTTATTCTCTGCAGCAAAAGATATTAGTAAGGAGGATATGGAGAAAGCAGTTGAATTTACTGTGATTTACCACATGCCAACGCTGTGTCGGAGGAATGTGAAGATGTGGATACCCATAATATCTACATAAATAGAAACCTCCCTCATGATCGTATGAGGGAGGAAATTAAGCATGAATTAATTCATATTATTAATGATGACTTTTTCTTGGATAAACACGTGGCCCTTATTGAGCAAATGGTTCGTAGGTCTCACGTTGACGACTCCGAATTGGAAAATATAGATTTCTACCATCATTATTTATCAGCGTTATAAGGGGATATATAAAGGGAGATTTTAAAATGAAAAAGGGATTAGTATTAGCAACAATATTTGCATTATGTTCAACAATGATGGTCAGCGCAAAGGAATTTAACGACGCACGTTGGCAATGGTTTTATTCAAATTCTGACTACACAGGGAAAGTCGATTTGAACACATTGTCTTATGATTCGGAGACAGATACTGCCAAGGCCTGGGCGGTATGGGTACGGACAACAGGAATTCAAGATTTAATTTCGTATAAGATTCATTTTTCAAATAATTCATTAGACTTATTCGATATGAATACCTATGTAAATGGCTCTGACGCAATAAAGAGAAATCAAAATTTCAATGGTCAAAATCATGTTGCTGCACCAGGTATGGGCGATGAAGCGCTTATTGCTTCTGTAAAAGGACTAATAGGCCGTGATGCTAAATTAGCCGATTACAAAAAGCAACAAGCAGATGAGGCACAGGCTCGTGCTGAAGCAAAAGCGCAGCAAGAAAAGGCGCAACAAGAAGCTAGAATCGCACAACAAAAAGAAGCAGAACGAAAAGCTAAACACGAACGTAACCGTAGTATTATTAGAGGGATTTTTGGGATATAAAAAGCCCCTACCCTACTATAGGATAAGAGACTTTATGATAAAGGAAAAGGCCCTCACCTAAAAGTGAGGGCCTATGTAGGGGGAAAGATATAATTTCCTTTACTTCTTTTCTGAGAGACGAACATTCCGTTCACGATTATGTCTCTACGCATTTATTATGTTTACAAGTCGAGTATACCAAATACTTGTCATCCGTGTCAACAGAAAGAGGAGGAATCAAAATTGCGAACAACTAGAAAAGGCACACCAATTATAAACTTACCTCGAACTTTATCTTTTAAAAATAATAATATTGTTGACTTCAATGCCTACTTATCCATCTTTGATTGGAATTTTGAAGGGCCTTCTATAATCATCGACGGCCGCGCGTGTATCAGTGCCAATTACCAAGCGCTCTCCCTCCTCATTCAGTATCTATGGTTTTTAAAAAGCAAAGGAACCTACATATACTTTAACATTGATGAAAATACGACATTACGAAAAATGTGGCAGCGTATCGGCGGCAGTGGTTGCTATAAAGTATTAGAAGATAGTAATGAGAACTTCAACACCGTTTACGACAAACCCATGTTTGCCATTAGAAATCAAACAACAGACGTATCTTCGGCTATTGGCAAAATACTACAATATACTTCACAAATTGATATGGATCTCATATCCGGGCATGAAGATACTTTACGGTATATTGTTTCCGAGTTATTATACAATACTTTAGAACACGGCTATAATCCACAAATTCCTTCTTTACTTCAATTCAACTGGTACCGTGATAAAAACCAATTATCGTTCATCGTAGCGGATTTAGGCGTGGGTATAAAACGTCACTTAGAACAAACATATCCTCCATTTTCTTCTGATACAACAGCTTTAGAAGAAGCTATAAAACCAGAAATATCGGGAACATTTGGTGCTCCAAAGAACCCTTATAGTGCACAAAACAACGCCGGCATGGGACTATTCTTGTCATCCAATTTAGGTAAAAAATTGGAAGCCGATACTTATATAGTTTCCGGTACAGGGCTTTTGCACATCTCCCCGACGGACATCACTTCAGACACTTTACGACGTGCGTGGCCGGGTACATTTGTCTACATGACAATAGGATTTGATAAATTTAGATCGTTTAATTTTAGTAAAGAGCTAGAAAACTTACGAGCTAAAGCAAAACAAGAAGTAGAGGCTCGCAATAATAAGCCCACAGAAGTAGAAATAACGATAGATATGTATAACTATTGTGGAGAAAACTGCGAAGTTAAATATGAAGCTATTAATAGACGAGACAAACAGATTCTACCTGCTTTAGCAAAAGGCCAAACTGTCGTATTAGATTTTTCTAATACCAAAACCGCCACTCACAGTTTTCTTGCGGCATTGCTGGTTACTCCAATAAGAAGTGTAGGCATAAAAGCGTATAAATTAATCAAAATAAAAGGAGCCAATCCTTCAATTAGAGCGACCATCGATTTTATATTCGATAGTTATACATCGGTCGAGTAACGAGGAGATGAATTATGGCTAAAAAACGAGCCGATGGACGCTACCAGGTATCAAAGGTGATAAACGGTAAGCGTAAATACTTTTATGGCACAACCAGGAAAGCTGCTACGGAAGCTATGGAGAAATACGTAAATGCTAATCAATCATGTGCCAATTTCGATGATACAATCTCATTAAACACCTGGATTAATATATGGCTACAATTAAAAGAAAAGAGCATAACCCCAGCTACCTATCAAAGCTATACAGGGATTATTAATCGTTATATTAGAAACAAAATTGGCAATGTAAAGCTAGCTGAGATTAAACCAAATACATTACGCTATGTATTTCAATCTATGGATGGTTTATCCTCTCGAACCATATCATATACCATGACAATACTGAGCTCGATATTAGAACAGGCTGTAAAGGATGATATCATCCCCAAAAATTATATGCGTAACCTAGATAGACCAAAGCAGGTTAAAGTTCGTCATATGGTAACGCTAACTGCAGATGAAGTTAAGGTTTTCTTATCTAATATATCTAATTCTGAGCATCACACACTCTTTAAATTAGCATTTGCAACTGGTATGCGCCGTTCTGAATTGTTAGGCCTAAGATGGTCTGATATCGACTTTAAGAAATCGACCATATCCATTTCACAAACAGCACTCAAGATTGGATCCACTGCAGTTATATCAAATACAACTAAGACTACGTCATCAAAACGGATAATAGCCATTGATACAGACACACTCCAAGAACTTATAAAACATAAAACAGTCATAGATAAACGCAGAATCAAGACGATGAACTGGATTAATAATAATTTAGTATTTCCTGGTATTAAAGGTGCTCCTCGCTGCCCTGATGAAGTCAGTAAGTTATGTAAGAAATACGCCAATTTAATCGGTAAGCCAACTTTTACTATGCACGGTACAAGACATACCCACGCCACACA